TTTGCCAGACATGAACAGCTTCATGTAAAAGCAATCCATAAACTTGAATTCGGTCTTTATCCGCCGTATCACCAATTTGGACGATTGCATATGCACCATCAGAAAAAGTACTAACTTGCGCATCCGCTCCCATATCCAAAAATTGATCGGCTTATCCATATCTTCAAATAACAAATCCATGTGTAGTTGATTTCGAGCAAGCGTGTACTGCACATGTTGAAAAGGCGAGATATACCATTCAGGAACATAATCAGGATTAACCATTTTAGCCCCTACACTTTTCGAAGCTGACATTTCCAGATTGTACTGGCTGGATCTTGTTGAATATGGATAACTCGAAATGAGCCTAAAGCTGTTAGCCATTCATCGTCAATTTTTGGAGTCATGGATACTTCATTTTGCAGCACAGTTGCTTTTTTATCAGTAGCCAGCACTCCAAGCGTCTCAATCTCATATTGACTGTATGAGCCAAAAAGTACACCTCGGCCAGAATAGTTTTCTTTAACTTCAACATATGTTTCAGTTTTAGGATCCCAATTAGTTTTTGAGATCCGCTCACAAGTAAATGAATGAACGGCGTCCGCTAAATCTTCATTAAATGCTTCAGCAATATCTGCCTGAATTTCGTCACGTAAGCCCATATCATGCCCTGTAAAGTGGTATGCCAAAGCCATTAAAACTTGCATTTGGATCTTTCAAATCAAGTGAATCAATAAAATCAATTGCTATCTGTTCAAAGCTAGAGATTGCTTCAGATCCGTCTTGATATTCTTTTTCTGACTCAACAGAATCAGCTTTAACTTTCTTACGCTTCAACTGCTGGTCTTTGCCGTTATAAATTACCTTGGCCAGAATTCCTTTGATAATTTCACATGCAGCATCTTTAAGAAGTGGATCAATTGGATCTGGTACAAAACCAATTCTGTTTTTCATCCATACATTAGCCAGCTTTACCAGACGAGCTTTATCACTGTCTGGTGCAAAATCGCTGCCCAAAATTGAATTTGCGTCATCTACAGTAATAAAGCTCATTGCATTATTCCTTAGGGATTAATTTAAGAAGTTCTGCTTTTGTTGCTGACGGCTTGTAACCAATATTTTTACTAGCCAAATACTCTTTTAATTGATCATTTGACCAGTTTTCAAAATCATTAGCTGCCGTTTCTGTAGCTGGGTTTTCTGCCGATTTTCCAGCATCCAATTCAGCTATACGCGCTTGCATAGCAGCAACATCATTTTTAAAAGCATCAAATTCCGCTTGGATGCTTACCACTTTTCCTTCAGCCGCTTTAGTAGCATTGTCAGCTTGGAGTACTGCATCTTTTAAACGTGTGTTTTCAGAAATTAACTCTGAACTATCACCATTAGCTTGTTCCAAGATTTCGATTTTCTGTTTAAGTTGCCCGTTTTCTTCAATAACCTTTTCACAGTCAGCTTTTGCTTGATCAATGACTTCTTGCAGCTCTGGAGTAATTCCAACCGCTACATTTACAGTGGCCAAAGTTGTTTTTGCAGGTTCTTCCAATTTGCGAACTTCAACTGGAACTTCTAAAGATTCGTAATCCTTTTGAATCTTTGGATAATTACCGTAAATAATTACCTCTTTTGCTTTCAGATTTGGGGTTTCATAATAGTCAGGGTTAGCAATAATGCCCGTCTCTAATGCAGCCAGTGCTGCAATGCGTGTATAGATAATCTTCATGGCGCTTTTCTCTTAATAATAAAAAAGAGGGCTTATTAGCCCTCTTACGGTTTTAATTTTTAGGTTTTAACCAGTTGTCGCTGTACCTGATAAATCAAGTAAGGTACCTGCTGTCATTTTGTTGCTGGTTGCATATTTAATCCAGTTAGCACTTGAACCAAGTAATGTAAGGTCAGGATTTTCACCTTTCGATGTATCCCAACTATAACCAAGAATATCTAGGTTAAATGCACCTTCAGCACGCATACCGATTGCTAAGTTTTCTTCATCATTGATGTCATACGCGCGGAAGCCCGGTACTTGTGATTCAGTTACAGTTACAGCACCATACTGCAAACCAAAAGCATCGTTATCACCTACAGCATCCGTCACCAATACCGGCTTTCCTAAGGTTCCTGGTAAACCACCATAGATAACGATTTCAGATTCACCGTAAATTTGCTTAGTGATAGCATCATCGACAATATCGAAATATGTATCTGAGTTCATCACCCATAAGCCAATTCGGCCAAACTTATCACCAAACTTTCGCATACCACGAGTTAATGCTTTGCGGCCATCAACAACGATACTTCCTTTCGCAACCATATCGGGATTACTAGAAATAGCAGCTTTTAAAGAAGCTAGGCTGTACTCTAAACGACCAGCAACCAATGCATCAGCAAGATCGTAACCAACAACCATAGCAAATTCTTCTGGTGTACGAGCACGGCGCTTAAATGCCTCTTCAGTAGATGCATAAGGGCCATATTTATATGGAATTTTTACACCTACAGACTCACCTGCACCGATTTTTTCCGGAGTTACTTTTGCATTGGAGTTCACATCACGATGTTTAATGCTACCACCAACTTTGTAGAATGCATTTTTATTGAAGTCACCTTGAATGATTTCATTACGATAAATAATCGCACCATTGGAAGCTTCATTAAAGACATTCAAATTGTCTTGTAAACGTTCTAAATACGCTGTTTGGGCCAGTTGGTTGTAGATGATCATGTCGGAATTAACTGTCGTAGTCATAACTACTTTTCTCCAAATATTTAATGATTAGTTCGGTAGTTTTAGGAAGGCATCATTGCCATGTTCTTTGATGTAATCTGCTTTCTGAGAAACAGACATTTCACTGCGTTTCATTCCTGTAGGTGCTCCACCTTTGCCCCCACCTTGAAAACCGCCACCAGTTCCTTTACCACCTTTAAGAATTAAGTCTTTATGCTGGTATCCACCAACCAATGACTCTAAAGCTTCATCAACATTTGCAAGTTCACCCGGGCGGACACGTGAATAAATCTTTTCGCCGTTCGGATCATATGCAACCACCTTGCCTTCTTCGATTTTGAAGTGATGACCAAAGGTTGCCTGAACCATGTCCACAGGTACTGCAATGTTGTCTTGAATGTACTTAGAACGAGCAAAACCACCGCCGATAAGTTCTTTATGTAAAGAGGCTTCTAGAGCATCACGTTGCGCAACAATCGGGGCATATTTTTCCTCAACTGCTTTGATAGCTTCAGCTTTAACTTTCTCAACTTCACCGGCATCCACCAGCTTTTTATCATCGAGATTTTGGATTGTTTGTAATGCCTTTTTAGCTGCCGCTGGGTCTTCAATTCCTTCAAAAGCTTTTAATGCTTTTTCGGCTGCTTCTTTGGCTTCACGATGTGTTTTAGCTTCATTGTTTAAGCGTGCAATTGTTGCTACCGAGTGTGGTGCATCATGTGGCATTTCTTTGCCGTCATCATGAATATAGATCGGCTTATCACCGTCTACTTCCGCATAAACTTTACCGTCGATTGTTACTGTTTTAAGTTTCATTGGTCATCCAACCTATATATACAAAATGGGCATCCGCCCGGATTCGCCGTTAGCATCCGCTTTCGGCAGGCAATAAAAAAGCGCCCTTTAGGACGCTTCATTTCTATAAATGATTATTTACTTAAAGCTTGGCGTACAAATGCATCTTTTGCTTCAAGTAGCTTTCTTAATCCTGTGGATTTTTCAGGCCCGTCAGGAAGTTGCTCATCCATTTGCCGAGCTAAATCACCAATTGGCTTACTAACTTGCTGCAAATGTTCAGGTAAATGTTCATATTGGAAATATTGGATAATAGGGCTTGGCATTTTCTTCTCGCAAAAAAAGCACCCGAAGGTGCTATGGTTAAAAATTAAGTTCTATTTGATGAGTGCAATTGCTTTTAATCTTTCAAAAGTAAAACCATAAATTGCCATGGCTTGAAACCTTAATTTGAAGAAATGGCACCAGAATTCATTTTGTGCTCAGAATATATTGAGCATCTGACATATTGATTTGCTTTTCAGGCATTTGTAGTACCTTTCGCTACGTTTCCTTTGCACCCCAAACCTTTTGTCTAGGTTCATCACCAACTAAGCGGATGCCTTGAGGACCACCTACATCAAATGTTGCCGTGATAGTCGCTGGACCCTCAAAAATACTACAATTCATTTTTACAGAGGTTAATCCAGCTAATGGAATACCTGTTTCCTCGTCACAAAGAGCAAGATGAGAAGATTTATCTGAAACTCTTTTAAGTACTAAATGCCTAACTTTTGATTCACTCATAAGCCAAACTCCATAAATGACAAAAGCGCTGTTTGGGCGCTTTTATAGGTGAAAATTGTGTCTAAAGTGAATTTAGGATTGCCTGTCATCGGCGATAATTACTCACAGTTAAATCCAGTTCCAACAAGGTCTTTTTTCAAATTTGAAACGAGATTTTGTTGTTCCTGCTGTTGTCCACTAAGATAATTTTTATCTAGAGTCTCTGCACCATCAATAGATTTATAAAGCTCTTTAGATTCCTCTAAATTGTCTTTTAAAAACGTGGTGAGGTTTAGTTTCGCCTGGGCAGCTCTACATAAATTATTTTTAGCTTCTAAACCTTGAGTAGCCTGTTTTACTTGACCAGTTGTAGGATCAAAAGAATATGCATTTGCCATTGCTGACTCCAAAGCTTCAGACAATCGATCATATTCTTTAAGATATTTTTGACTTGGTTCAGCTAAACAAGTGATGGAAATTAGGGTTAGACATACAAAAGCTATTGTTTTCATATTGTATAAATTCTGATGTTTTAAAAAATATAACATAAGAAAAATTACAGACCCAACTTTTTAAAAGCTTTTTCATCCAACTTTCTCAAATCATCTAAGCTATAGAAACGGCCTTCAGGATCAAAGAACTTATCAAAATCAAATTTCCCATCTTTATAGAGCTTAAAGCGCTTTGGCCCTAGCCACTCCCTTTGAAAGAAATCATCTGTTTTCTTAAAGAACTCTTTGAATGTGGTGTTTGCATCTAACTGTCCTATTAACTGGCTTCGCTCTTCTTTGGGGATGTCTTTAACTCTACGTTCGTCCATTACAAATGGCCGTTCGCCAACAAGTTGACCGTCCTTCTCGACCGGAACCAAGATACTGCGACAGTTAGGATGTAACGGCGGCACTCGCTTTGCCGGATCATTTATTTCCCACACTGAACCATCTAATGAAGCGCAAAGCTTAGAAGTTCGTCCATCTAAAACGCTAACAAATCGGACATATTCAAAGCCAATTTGGTTGAAGCTATTTAGATAGGCTTGATTAGCTACATGACTTCGCACAGTTCTTACCGTTCGCTCAATATCAGTTTTGGTACCATTTAAGATCCCATCCTCATAATTAAGCCGTTTGGTACCGCGAATACGCTGAACTATTTCTTGGTTAGTTTTGCCTGAATTAATACCATCTCGAATTGCATACTCAACCTTTTGACGGGCATTTTCAGCAATTCTGGATAGCAGATCATCAACAAGAGCCCCACCTACCAATGGTATTTTTTTAGCTGCGGCATATAGCTTTTCCCCATCAGGCTTATTAATTTTTGCTCCATAGAGCTTAGCTACGTAATTGGCCTCATAAACAGCCAGCGCCGTAGCAGAAACGGCAAAAGCTTCAGGTAATGCTAAATTAACACTGGCAAACCATTGGGCAATCAAATCCCTAATTTCCCTTAAATTTGAAGTTGTATATTTACCACCAGCTAAAGCAACTTTCTCCGACTCATTAAGCTCATCCAATAAATCCCGAAGCTTAGATAGCATCTTGCTCGTATCATCATTGAATAAAGCCAATAACTCATTTACCGTTTTTGATGAAGCACGATAAAGATAGGCCTGGTGCTGAGTGAGTGCTTCAAATAGTTTTTTGATATCTGTTGCCATCTCACTCTACCTTTTGATTTAAAGTCCCATCTTGCTCTGCTTCAACATTCTGAAGCTCTTCTTCATATTTTTGTTTAGGGAACATACCTGTTTGGTTGTATTCCCACCATGATTTAAATGAAGATCGGCCTTGTAGAGCTGCTTCAAATAACTGTCGAGCTAACTCAGCTAAATAACCCTGTTTGTTAAATTCTTGACTGATTTCGAACATCAAATCATCTTTAGTTAGAACATCCACATTAGGCGTTACAAACTTAGCAGCCCATCGTAATGCTGCTGACAAGGCTTCATTCATATTGACTACACAGAGCGAAAGAACTGAATGCTGAACGGCGTCATCGCTATTCGCTTCGGTGGCGGTCTTTTTACCCGCAGTACCCTTCTCAATTAAACGCGCCCCCATCTCCTTCATTTTTTCCCACTTATCTTTCATCGCCTCTCGGGCAAGAGTATTAGGGTCGGCTTGAACAATTCCTAATCCACCATTTTCAGGTAAAGGCAAAAGAACTTTCGCGCCAATATAGATGCCACGTTTCTTCGCTTGGTCATACCACTCCCAATTAACACCTTTCGCATAGTATTGAGGTTGACCCATAAAAAAAACGGACTCTTGAAAGTCCGCACTGTCACGATAATGGGCTAAATTGAGATTGGCCAAAGGAAGTAATGGCGGCTTCTTAATCTCTTCAGAATTATCATTGGCTCCTACAAAGGTAAATGGAATATAAGTCCAAAAATTACCATTATAATCCGTTGGAAATTTCTTCTCTCCACCAAGCCAATTGCCCTTTTCTCCCTTTGTGTATACCTGTACTGAATAGATATATTCCCCATTACCCTCTTGCTCTAAACGAAGTACACGATATTGCTCTTGTTCGGTTTTACTAAAGCCATCAGCACCGCGCTCAGACCTAAATTCACGGATAACCACGAGACAAAGTTTTTTTTGGTTATCGACCATTACTGAATCCCAATTCACTACATCTATGGCATTCAATAAATGAATCATTGGATAGGCTTTTTGCGCTTTAAATTCCGCGAGATTGCGAGCTGGTAATACATCCGGGTAATCTACATATAAAGCACAACGATAATGCTTTAATAAATGGCGAATACCATTTTGAGCCAATTGATAAGTACTAAGACCAGCACCATTTGCATTACGTTCTAAATGAGCAAGTTCCGGAGGAAATTTAAAACTTGGATCGGTTGCAAAAGCTGCTCCAACTAAACTATTTGATGTAGTCCCCGTTACTTCATAAAAGACTGCCCGAGTACGATAAGCCTCATAAGCACTTTTATTTGCAGGTGATTGATCATGAGCATTTGGCATCGGCAAATATTTTTCACCTTTAGCCTTAACTGCATCTTCACCTTCACAAACATCATCAAGTTTTTGCCAGTATGGCAAGTTCTTAACATATTCAGCATGTTGAAAAGTTACATCACTCATCGAGCAAATCCCATATCAGCAAAAAAGGCTTCAAAACCTTCATGTAATTCATTAAATGCATCTGAGGCTGCATCCACTTGGTCGTCATGTGTGCCATTAGGAAAATGACGAAGCTCATCAATAAAATCCTTATTCCATTCACCTTTGAGCATTCGTACATTTCCTACGTTAACTTGGGCCGCAAATGGTTGTGCCCGTGTGAGCTTGTCACCTGAAATTGGCTTAGCTATCACGCTATAACCCGCAAGAAGCTTCACAAATGAACTAGCTTGAGATTTACCAGCTTGTCCGGGATCTTGTGGTAGACGCACAGAAACTTTTTTCCCATCTATTTTTGCTGTTTGTTCTAAGCGCTTATTCACATTGTCAGGTCCAAGCTGTCCTCTAGTTACATCGACAATGTAAGTAAAACCATCTGCGCCTAGAGCTTCTCGCACACCTACTGTAAAGTCGCCCTCATTTTCGGTAGCCCCAAAGTCCCATGCCCTTACTTGCTTCACTACATCTGCAGGCAAAGCATCAACAATTTGAATATTGTCGGGCTTAAAAAAACCGCCTGCTGGCGGTGATGGCATTTGTCGGTACTGCCCGGCAAATACATATGGTGCGGCTTGCTCCATTAGCCTCAATTTTTGGATATTGTGCTTTGCTGGCCACAGTGCGGATCCATCTTCCTGAATAGCCGAAAGACATAGATGCTCCCAAACCTCACCGTTACCACCAGCTACAGGAACGCCGTCTTTTCTATCACCTAGCAGCCATCCTGCCAAATCATCTTCATGAAGACGCTGCATAATGACAATAATTGGCGTTTCTGGTGAGTTAGTACGAGACTCGAGAGTATTTTGGAACCAGTCAATTACACCTTCACGGATAGTTTTTGATTTGGCTTCATCGGCCTTATGCGGGTCATCAATGATGATGCAACCACCAAAGCCTTCACGCATTTTGCCTGCACCAAAACCTGTAATGGTACCGCCAGTACCAGTCGCATAGCAGACTCCGCCTGCATCTGTGCGCCAGAAATCCTTAGCTTTACTATCCTCACGTAACTTAAGATCAGGAAAGACCTTTTTATAAGCCTTTTCTTGAACCATATTACGAGTCTGAAATGCATTATTTGCGGCAAGCATTGCCGAGTAACTGATATGAATAAACTCACAGTCTGGATTCTTACCAAAACACCAAGCCATGAAATTAATTACAGCAATTTCAGTTTTAGAATATCGTGGTGGAACGTTAATAATTAACCGCTTTATCTCTCCGCGATAAACTTTCATTAAAGCTTCGCAGATTTCTAAGTGGTGCCAATTTTGCATCCATTTATAACCACGGCGCTCCTTAAACATGTACCTTGTGAAGAAATATAAATCTTCTTGCGCCTCGATCCGGATGGCTTTATCCCGAGCCGCATCAGTACTCATCTAAGACTTCCCTCCGCGCTTTTAAGTAATCTTCCATTGGAACTGGAATTTCTGAATTAACTGTCTGGACTGGTCCGCCGTCTTTGCCTGTAATTTCTTGGCGATTAGTAAATTGACCACCAATGTCTTTAGCGGCTTGTTCAAGAATTTTTAAGGCTGTTTTGACGTTTCTAGTCTTCTCAAGCTGTCTTTGGTATTGCTTCAATCGGTAGAACTTATTGGCAATTGGAATATCAATTAAGCCTTTATCAAACTCATCTCTGGTTTTTTCAAATAGTTCGACATACTTTTTGCTTAAGTTCTTACCAGCAACCTTTGTAGGGTCATAAGTTGCAACTTGAACACGATCTATATCAACGCCAAATTCTTGTTTAACGAGTTCAGCTACTTCTTGAGGTGTATCACGACAAGCAAGAGACTGAACTATAAAGATTTTCACAGGCTCTTTTAGTGTCGCCATAACTTCCTCATCGTATAACTACGTATAACAAAATGGGCAAAAAAAAGAGCCATTTGGCTCAATTGATTACACAGTTTCCGCAGCATTTTGAAATATCAAGATTCGAAACAAACGGCGGATTTTTTGCGACTTCAATAAGTCGCTTAACATTTTTGCTTGGTCCATAACGTTTAACTACGCCAATAAACTCTTCAACGTCATGACCTGCAAGATAGTGCTTTGGTAAGCCAGTATGATCACTGTAAATAATCTCACCGTCCGAGTCTCGTTCTACACCGATGTGATAAAGCTCATGTTCAAGCAAAGCACAGAACTCGCTATCGTTTGCCTTTTCACAAAAGCTTGCATCGATTGTGATTAAGTAAACAGGAACGAATCCGAACCAGTCACGCATTTGCTGCTCTTGTCTGGCCTTACGCCATCCACCAACATTGAACATGACTTTTTCGCACTGGCCTAACACCATAGCTTGCTTGCTTTTATATGCAGAAGAGGCCCAAGCAAATGCTAAAAATTCTTCATTATCGTGAAGCAGCTCAGCTATGTGATCATGATCGGGGTTATAAAGAGGCCCACCAATAGTTAAGTAATTAGCAACAACCCATTTTTTTAGATCTGGTGCTGGTGTTAGTCTAATTGCTTCTTCTTCATCTGCTTGATCAATAAAATCAGTCGGTGGAAATGGTCTGATCTGCTCCATCTTCAATTCTCGCTAATTCGTCTTTAATCCAGTTAATGACATATCCCGACAAAACAGAGTCTGGATGAAAGCGCTCTATTTTGTAACCCATCTCTTCAGCATGATCATATCGATCAAGACTCCATGCTTTATTTGACAGTTTTCCACTACGCCCACCAGACCAGGAACCGCCCTCAATTTCAATGAGCAAACGCAATTTCACAATATGAAAGTCAAAGCGCCAGTGTTTGGTATGGATCGGCTGAAACTTCTGTTCAAATCCAATCGACAAATCCTCAAGCTCTTCCTTAAGTGTTGCCTCAGCCTCGAGATATTTTTGTGTAGGCTTTGGCAGTGGCCGGCTTTTAGGTTTAGTTTTAGGTTCTTTTTTCCGAGTAAGCCAAAAGTATTCTGTAGAATCCATTATTCTTACCCATAAAAAAACCGCCCTAAGGCGGTGGCTAAAAATAGAGACAACTAACTATTATTTCTTAAAAGTTGCCTTATAAAGCTTTGAATTAAAGTAATCCGTAATTTCTTTACCTTCGGTTTGAATTTTTTCCTCATTTAAAGGTAAAAAATCCAATTCATATTTCAAGCTCATATACTCTGGAATAAATTTCTTTATAGGCGGAGGTGGTTTAGGTCCACCTTCTGTAATTTTTTCGATAAATCCAGCTAACCATAAAATATACTCACCTTCTGAATTATGAGGAGGAATCAAACTCACATCTATTTTTACTTTACATTCATCTAATGGTCTACTGAACAATTCAACAAAATCAATAAAATTATATTTTAATTTAAATTCTGTTCCCTCAATTTCTCTGCGTATACATATCATAAGTAAGTTCATATTTTCAATACAGTCATGTGAAAACAATTCCTCATCTTTAATTTTGTTATAAATATTTTCCGCAAACATGAGATACTGTGGCATTTCAGCAGCTCCTCATTTTTATAAAGTATTTTTCTTAAGGTAATCCTATTATAACAATGTTGCAACAAGAAATTTTCCATTTTTAGTTTAAGGAAATTTTAAAAATTATAAAAACGATTATATTCAATAAATTAGTACGAATAAAAGCTAGGGAAGTTTGATTTTTCTATTGAGCTTTAAAATGGATTATTGTGTTTAAATTATCAATTTAAAAAGCTTGCCTAGTAGGCAAGCTCCCCCTTTTTTTGATATTTGCGCTGATCAATAAGGTTTAGTGTTACTTAAAGCAACACACTGATAATACTGAAATATTTAAAAATAAAAAAGCCCACTTCCTATTTTTATTCAGAAATGGGCTTAGCGAAAAAAAACGCTTAGACCTGAAATAGGAAATATCTATTCGGAAATATCTCCAACTTCATATTGGCATAATATTTAAGCACTAGCAATAGGGATTGAATTAAAAATATCAAATATTCATATTTAAATAGATAAAGATTTCTTTTTAAATAGTTTTATTTTTAGCCTACATAATTTTTTTACTTATCAAGAGTTATAAAGAATATGTGCCCATCAATAGGTAATACTTAATAAGGTCTTATGTGTAGTAACCATTAGGCTCTAGAGAGTAAGAACTCAAACTGACTAAAAATAAAAAATAATTAATTTTCAATATTAATGATCATATACTGCAAAGTTATGTATATTCCAACTTCTCCATTGTTGAGTGCCTCATATAAGTCTTCATCAACGAAATCTCCAGATTCATCATATAGCCATTTATGAATTTGAATAATTTGTATATTCCCTTTTTTGTCTATTCTTGCTATTGGGTCTATTACGGACCGAACTATCACCTTCTTCTTCGTCTTAACATCGAGCAATGTGATAATTGTCATTTTAAAATCCTTATAAATATCCTGTATAACAACTACTCTCAATCAATAAAGATTTTTATATTTAAATTACTTAAATAGCAATCTTTTCAATCTAAAAAATAAATAAAATACACTTCAATAGTATGTGCCTATTAGAAAAGATACCTTAAATATTGGCGAATTCAAACATGAGGTGCGACAGTTTGAAAAGTCTTATGATAATCAACAAGCTGAGCAAATTTCTCTAATGGTGTAAGCCAATCTAACGCTTTTCTAGGACGAGTATTCAGTGACATGGCAACTTGATTTAAATAATGCTGATCTGCCTGATTTAAATCAATCCCTTTAGGTAAATATTGCCTAATTAAACCATTCATATTTTCGCATGTGCCTTTTTGCCAGGGTGAATGTGGGTCACAGAAATATACATCTATGCCTAAATCTTCTTCAAGTATTTTATGTTCTGCCATCTCGCGTCCACGGTCATAGGTCAACGTTTTACGCAGTTCTGCAGGTAAATATTTCAGAGCTTCAGTTA